CCAAGATGGATTTTTCTCTAGATTTTCTAGAAGACATTCCAGAAGAACAAGTAAATCAGTCGGCATTCTTTGTCCCTGATACACATTTAAACTCTCCCCTAAAATTCTCTCCCCTTAGACGACTCAAACTCAATGAACCATTAAGTCGTCATCAGAGCCTTTCTTACGAAGCATTTTCTAGACAGTTCCGAGTGCCTAGAGCCGACCTCAGTACTAACATTCACAGGCTGATACCTCTTCTGTCCAGACAATTGATCGATCTACGACCGGTCAATGAATCAACTTACAAAAACAGCTTAGATCTTGCAAACAAGTTAATAAATCATGGTCCGTTAGAGAATGTTGTTAACCTTTCAACAATATCTTTCAATGTTCTGACTAAGAAAGTTAGGACCTTATCTAATTGGTTTCACAAAGTGTCACATTCTACTGCTTTAATTATCTCAGAATATAGACAAACCAAGAAGATGACAACAAAGTTATTAGAACTTCCTGGAACTCCCACTAAAGTGTTTTGCACCCCTGAATATGTTTTTCTCTTCACTGATAATCACTGGTACGTCAACACTTACAACAGTTATCTAATGGTAGCAGATGTTTTCCATCAGCGAGCATTGACTTGTGAGACAGCCGATATTTATCATTCTTTAAGGGACACAATGTGTCCTCATTCACTAAGGATCTGGAAATATTATGAAATTGGAGATCAAATGTTGGAATCATACGGAAATATAGCTTATAAATACATTAAAATGTGGGAACCACTTGTGATAGGAAGATTGCAATCTCTATCCGAACGAGATGAAATAGACAAAACTACTTTTTCTGATGCAATGCGAAGAGAGCTTGAAGATGCTTTTAAAGACAATGACCATGACCCTATATTAGGGTGGATTCCATTGCTTGATCAAGAAAATGATCCGGATCAATTGGGAGAATTATTTGGATTATACCGACACTGGGGACATCCGTTCACATTCATTGAATTAGCTCTCCATAAGAATCGAAGTAAAGCAATGCCTTGGAGAAAACCACAACTACTTGAAAAACTAAACGTTGAAGCTGAATTTAAAAAGATGATCTGCGAAG